ACACTAGGTCTATAAATCTTACAAAGCATATATAACGGTGTTGAGTTTCAAGGAAGGCTCCAAAGCCCTGGAGGCCATGCAACACTGTATCACGCAATTTACAATCACAAAAAATCTCATTATTGGATAAATAGTAGTAGGTCTTTTTAGACCCTTTTCATTTTACATTATAACAGTTTCTTTGAAATTGAATTTTTTATATGAAGTATAACATAGAAGATTTAACGAGAGGAAATCAAGTGGCTAATAAGAATAAGTTTGCCTTAATGGCATTGAAAAAGAAATCACCTAAAGTACCGAATTATACGTGTACTGATATTGATAATATAATCACTACTCTTGGCCAACTACATGAGGGTACGAAGAAGTTATCTAAATTACGACTAGATGTTTTAGAACGTAAATTAGAGAGGTTACGATCTTCCAATGAAGCGCTAAGAGACTCGGGTATCTATTGGTATGGAATCTGTAAAAAGATTATTAAGAATATTAAAGAAAGTGATACAACTAAAAAAAATCGGAAAAAGCGGAATTAAACTCTGTATGTTTTCTGATAATTAAGAAGGGACGAAAAATGGGAGAATTTTTTCTAGTTATTATGATGTGTATTGCTGGTGAATGTACCAGCTTACATGATGAAAACAGTTATAAGAGTTATGATGATTGTTATAACAAGTCTGTTATTGTTGCTAAAGAAATGAACGAAGCTTATCCTCAAAGTTCTGGTCAATGTTTTTGTTTAACACCAGAGCAGTATAAGGAATACCTAAATAGTACAACTGAATTAGAGAGACAAAGTATAGACGAAAAAGGAAATATAATACCGAAAGGTGAGAAAACATAAAATTTATGATTACATTAACAGATAATGCAAAAAAACATTTAAATAATTTAAAAGCTAAGCACAACGTAGACTACGTTAGACTAGAGGTCAAAGGTGGTGGTTGTGCTGGCTTTGAATATGATTGGTCATTTATACCTAATGAGTTTGATAAGGCACCAACAAAAGATGATGTAATAGTTGATGAGTTATTAGTAGTAGATAATTTATATGAAATATATATTAAAGATATGACACTAGATTATAAAGACGAAATATTTGGAAGTCAGTTTGTATTTGATAATCCAAATAGTAAATCATCATGTGGTTGTGGAACGTCTTTTAGTATCTAGCATAAATAGTTTTATATTATGGCTGAAACAAATAGACAAAAGATTGAAGGAACCGAGGAACAACACGGTATCAAAATAAAAGAAAACTCTTTTTTTGATAGAAGACACAAACGTTTAAATATTGATTTATCACATAGGTGTCCGTTAGAGTGTTTACGTTGTGGTCGCCAAAGAAGCTTCACAAACAAAGGTCTTAAAGTACCAGGCCGAGATTTAACAATAGAAGAATATAATAAAATATTAGATTGGTTTCCAAGAATATCTTTTTGTGGCCAATATTCAGACCCTATACACCACCCAAAAATAAACGAATTACTAGAGATTGCTTATAAACGTAATACTAAAGTTGAAGTACATTTAGCTTCATCTTTAAAACCTATGAGGCATTATTACAGTGCCTTTAAAGCAAACCCTAAAGCAAACTGGATATTTGGTATAGATGGCATGCCTGAAGAAAGTAAGAAGTATAGAGTTAATCAAGATGGTAAAAAACTATTTAAGATTATGTTAGAAAGTAAAAAGTATCTTTACACAAAACCATTATGGCAATTTATTATATTCAGTTTTAATGAAAAGAGTATTGATAAAGCAATGAAGATGGCTAAAGAAAATGATGTAGATTTTATATTGGTTAATAGTGCAAGATGGACGGATGATGACGATTGGTTAATGCCAAAAACTAGGAGAACAATGAATGACTAATGTTACCGATAATCATTTAGGTGGACAATCACAATGGGCTGAAGGAGATATTGAATTAGATCCATTATGTTTTAAAGACGCCATTGCTTTAGCAGTGACAAATAAAGGTGTATTAATACCTTGTTGTAGAATGGACGATCCACACACCATGAACGATCCTAGAATGCAACAATTTTTAAAAGTATCTATTATAAATGAAAACAATAGTATTGAAGATATATTAAAATCAAAAGAGTGGAAAGAATTTGCAGATAATCTATCAAAGAATATAGGACCTAATGCATGTAGGACTACTTGTGCAAAACAAAAAAAATATACACAAGTTGTAGAATGGGTAGATACTGAAAAGGGAGAAACCAAACACGTAGAGAAAAAATAATGAGAAAAAAACTTTTAGTATCTGGTTGTAGTTTTACGGATGTTAACTATGTGGATACCATAAATGCGACTAATGGGGATGGAGAAGAACATCTATGGACTGAACCTTTTCCTACATGGCCGGAAATACTAGCAGATAAATTAAATATGGATTTAGTACCATTAGGAAAAAATGGTGCAGGTCAAAAATACATTTATTCATCTATACAAGATTATGTTTTAGAAAACGATCCAAAAGAAATAGGTTTATGTATTGCAGCCTGGTCAAAATGTCAAAGAGCTAATTGGCAAAAGAAAAGATTAGATTGGGCTGACACAAAACCTAATATGTATGGAGATATAAGAGGTTGGATATTAGATAGTTTAAGGTACATGTATGCCTTTCAGAATTTAATGGAACAACATAGAATACCATATAGACATTTTCAAATGATTTCTTTATTTGTAGATCATATCTATGAATATGAATTTAAAGATCAAGGTGGTAATTATGAAAAGATAAGAGACGAATGTATAGAAGTAATTAAAAACTCACCACAATATAAACACATGAGAAACTTTATTGGTTGGCCTATATTCAATGAAGAAAATGGTTTTGTTGTAGGAGATTTACAATTACACAAAGATTGGGGAGTAGAAGATAGATTAGCTAATAATTTACCTGCCTCAACGTTTAATCCTCATAATAGAGATTATGATCAAATGGTATACTTTTACGATAGATATGGTAAACCTGTTGGTATAGCACCAAAAGGAACAATTAATTATGACTATGTTATTTCTAAAAGCAATCCACACCCAAACAAAAAAGGCCATGAGTGGCTTGCTAACTATATACAATTGCACGGATTTAATAGTCAGAGAGTGCAAGAAAAGGAGAAAAAATGAAAGTAGGATTTACGTGTAGTGCTTTTGATTTATTACATGCTGGTCATGTACAGATGTTGAAAGACGCAAGAGAAGAATGCGATTACTTAATTGTTGGATTACAAACCGATCCAACTATAGATAGACCAGAAACAAAAAACAAACCGATACAATCATTGGTAGAGAGAAGTATACAACTTAATGCTATAAAATATGTTGATGAGGTAATACCTTATCAGACGGAAGAAGATTTAGAAGATATACTAAACATGTATAATATATCAATTAGAATTATTGGAGAAGAATATCAAGGTAAGAATTTTACTGGTAAAGATATATGCGTTAAGAAACACATAAAGATAGTTTACAATAAAAGAGAACATAGGTTCTCCACCACTGATTTAAGAAAACGTATCTCTGCCCATAATATTATGGGTAATAATGTTAATCTAAAAAATAAAGATTAACTATATCTAAAATAATTATTGTTTGGATTTCTGTAATACAAACTAAACGTATCAGCACCATACATATGACAAAAAGATTGAGGTCTTTTATAGTTCGGTTTTGAAACTCCTCTATATCTGTATCTCACTTTTTTAGCATTTTTTTGTGCAGACACCATTTTAAAATACTTTAAATATTTAATTGGTATACCAGCCGCTATACAAGACCCTTGATATTTAAATGGGTCTAACATATGTTTAAGTAATAACGGATTAACGATCTTTTCAAATACTCTTTTTGATTTATTATATTTTTTTGTCATAATTATCCTCTCAATCTTGATTGTGAATCCATATACAAAGGACCAGTCCATTTAACATGGTAATTACCGTCAAGTACATTACCTCTAGCTCTGTTTAAAGCAGGAGCATTAAAACCAGCCGCTTTTAATATGTCACCTTTTTTAAAGTGTTTAAAATCTTCTTTTACTATAAAAGCAAAAACACCAGTATCTTGTACAATCTTAATGTACTTTTTACCAGGTCTTATAGATGTTTTACTATCCCAATTTGCGATTTCTTCTTTAGAATATTCAGAAACTTCGCCTGTTTTACTATTAGTAGTCCAAGAAACATAATCAGCTTTTGCACCAGCCATTAAATTCTTAACTCCTTCGTCTAATGATTTTGCGTTATTTACAACTAATGTCATTATTTTCCCTCCTTGTATAGTTCTTGTGAATAAAGCGATAGTATAAACATTGCAATTCCTAATAAACTTGCAACACCAGCGCCTAACCATTTGTCTGCTTCTACATGACCAACAGCGCTAATCATTGATAAAGTACCAACAACAGCACAAAATATTGTCATATATTCTGTTATTTTTTTCATAGTGTTTCCTTTTGTTTTTTTCATTTTATTGGTCCACTATACCAGATAAATATAGAAAAGTCAACAAAATAATGCTTCAAAATAGAAAAAAAATCACGATTTTACTGCTGTGTTCGCTTTTTGTTCTCGTTTCTTGTGTAAAAAATGTTAAGGATTGCAAAATTGTGCCGGATTACGAAAAAATTGTCGAATCAGCAAGTGAAAATGCAGAAAATTTAATGGAAACTGAGCTAAGAAATGCTCAAATAGCTTGTAAATATTAAGGATAAATATTTCTATGACTTATTGTATGAATTGTGGACATTCCTGTCATTGTGACAAGATTTGTTGGCAAAAATATGATGAAGGAGGCGATACTTTGTGTTGCAAACATTGTAGACATGAGGAAAACACTGAAAAAAATGAAAAAGAGGAATAATTATGAGTAAAATGAGAATATTTAAGTTTTGGAATGAAGCAGGAGACGAAAAAGAGAAAGAATCGATGAGTTTGAAAAAGGCAGTAATGTCAGTTCAAGGAGATTTTAAGGATCAGTTTATAGGAGTTGAATTTATCAGTAAAAAAGGTAAAAAAATTGAAACTACAATAAAATTACCTATAGGCAGAAAAATAAGAGAAGGAATATTAAAAGATAAACGAAGAGCAGCTGAAAAAGCGGCTAGAGAGGCTAGATAGTGCCAGCAGTAAGTAGAAAAGGTGATAGTTTAAGTACAGGACACATATGTGTCGGCACAACTATACTTGATACGCCTGGTCAATCTACTGTTAGAGCAAATAGTATCTTAATTGCGAGAGTGGGTGACCCTACAGTTCCCCACCCTTACCCGCCGGCGCCACCTTGTGCTGACCACGTTGCAAATGTTAATGTTGGTAGTTCAACGGTTTCAGTATGTGGTAGTCCTATTGCAAGAATTGGTGATAGTACAGACGATGGAGCTATGACTGCAGGCTCTGGTAATGTTTTTTCAGGTTAATCCTAATTAGCGTATAAATATATACGTAATGCCAAATTTTGATAGTAGCAACACAAACGATAGTAAAAGAGCAAATAGAATCTATAAAGACTTGGATTTGAATTTTGGTCGTAATCCTGTTACTAATGATGTTAACAAATTGAGTGATGTAGAGGCCGTTAAGAGAAGTGTTAGAAATTTAATACAAACTTCTCACTTTGAGAGACCTTTTCATCCAGAAATTGGTAGTGATGTTAGAAGAATGTTATTTGAACCAATGACACCTCTTACAGCGCTTAACTTACAAAGAAAGGTTAACGAAGTTCTTGATAATTTTGAGCCTAGAATTAAATTAGTACAAATTTTAGCTAGACCAGATATTGATAGAAATAGTTATCACTTAACAATCATGTTTTACGTTATAGGTTCAATGGAGCCGGTAACAGTAGAAACATTTTTAGAAAGATTAAGATAAAATGGCAAGTAATAAACTCGTAGTATCAGATTTTGACTTTGACAACATCAAAGCAAACTTAAAAACATTCTTACAAAATCAACCAGAATTTTCAGACTATAATTTTGAAGGATCAGGCTTTGCCGTTCTTTTAGATACATTAGCATACAATACACATTATCTTGGTTTCAATGCCAACATGTTTGTAAATGAATCTTATTTAGATTCTGCTGACATAAGAAAAAATGTAGTCGCATTAGCTAAAGCAATTGGTTATACACCATCAAGTGTTAAAGCGCCAATGGCTGAAGTAGATATTTTAGTTAACAACGCTTCAGGCTCAAGTATATTGATGAATAAAGGTACAACGTTTACAACTACAGTAGATGGAACAGGATATAACTTTCTTACTAACGAAGATATTACAATTACACCAGTAGATGGTGTTTACAAGTTTTCAGGAGTTAATTTATACGAAGGTACTTTAGTCACTTTCAAATATACAGTTGATAGTGCAGATACAGATCAAAAATTCCTAATAAAAAATTTAGAAGCTGATACTGCTACTTTAAAAGTAACAGTTCAAAGCTCTATATCAGATTCAACAACAAATACATACACACTAGCTACAGGTTTAAGAAATTTAGATAATACATCTAAAGTTTATTTCTTACAAGAAACAGATAATGGTAAATTTGAAGTTTACTTTGGCGATGGTGTTATTGGTAACAAATTAGAAGATGGCAATATAGTTATATTAGAATATATTGTCACAAACAAAGATGAGGCTAACGGAGCTTCTTCTTTTGAGTTAGGGTCAAACATTGGTGGTTTTACTAATGTGACTATAACAACAAAATCAAACGCTCAAGGCGGAGGCGAGGCTGAAACAAAAGAGTCTATTAGATTTAATGCGCCTTTACAATATACATCACAAGATAGAGCAGTCACAGCAACAGATTATGAATCAATTGTTAAGACTTTATATCCTAATGCATTATCAGTTAGTGCTTGGGGAGGAGAAGATGATGAAACGCCAGTTTATGGTGTGGTAAAAATTTCTATTAAGGCTGCTTCAGGTTCAACTCTAACAGAGGCAACTAAAGCGTCTATTGTTAAAGGTTTAATACCTTACAACGTAGCTTCAGTTAGACCTCAAATTATTGATCCAGAAACAACATCACTTGTACTATCAAGTGTTGCTAAGTACGATAAAAAAGGTACAAGTAAATCAGCAGACACTTTAAAGTCAGAAATAATAGAAGCGATAACAAATTACAATACAACTACTTTACAAAAGTTTGATGGTGTATTCAGATTTTCTAAATTAACAGGTTTAATAGATGATGTTGATACAAGTATATTATCTAACATCACAACTCTTAATATGAGAAAGAATTTTACACCTACTATTGCGTCTTCAACAAAATACGATATTTATTTTAGAAATGCAGTATACAATCCACATTCAGGTCATTCATCTGTTTTATCATCAACAGGTTTCAAAGTTTCAGGTAGTAATTACGAAATGTTTTTAGATGATGATAGTAATGGTAATGTTAGAAGATATTATCTAGTAAGTGGTGTTAAAACATATGCTAACAACACACAAGGTACTATTAATTACGAAACAGGTCAGGTAACTCTAAATTCATTGAACATAGCTTCTATATCTAATATAAGAAATGAATCATCTAACGTTATTGAGATTACAGTTAAGCCAAATTCAAACGATATTGTTCCTGTAAGAGATCAAATTATAGAAATAGACGTTGCAACGTCAAACATAACTGTAGAGGAAGATACATTTGTTGGTGGTTCATCTGAAGCTGGAGTAGGCTACAATACAACAACAAGTCATTAATAACAATGGCAAAGTTTGATAATAAAATATCCAATTTAATACCGACACAATTACCAGATTTTGTAGTTGATGATCACCCAAAATTTGTAGAATTTTTAAAAACTTACTACCAATTTATGGAAGCTGGTGAATTACAAGTCACTTCTATTGAAACTACAGACGGAATTAATTTAGAAAATCAAACAGGCGTAGAAAGCAATTTAGTATTAGATGGTGGATCACTTGGCGCTGAAAAAACACAATTAGACCTTAATGATAAAATATTATTAGAAGATAGTATCTATGGTAAATTTACATATAAAGAAACTATAACAGGACAAACTTCTAAAGCAACTGCTACTGTATTAGCTGAAGATTTAGATAATGGAAGATTATTCATAACATCACAAGACAAATTTATAATTGGAGAAGTTATTTTAGGAGAAACTTCTAATGCTCAAGCAGTTGTTAACAAATATAGACCTAATCCTGTTCAATCTATTCAACAATTAACAAATTTTAGGGATCCTGATAAAGTTATTTCTGATTTCTTAAATAATTTTAGGGACGAGTTTTTTAAAACTATTCCAGAAAATTTATCTTCAGGAATAAACAAAAGAAACTTAATTAAGAATATTAAATCATTATATAAATTAAAAGGCACACAAAAAGGTCACGAATTATTTTTTAGAATACTTTTTAACGATAACTCTCAAACATTTTATCCAAGAACACAAATGATGAAAGTATCAGACGGTTCTTGGAATACACAAACAGTTTTAAGAGTATTAGGTTCACAAGGCGAACCTTTAAATTTAGTAGGTAGACAAATAAAAGGAAGAACATCTAAAGCAACAGCAATAGTAGAAAATGTTGAAAAATTTTATATTGGCGCTAGTGCTGTTTCTGAAATTACTATAAACAAAGATACTATCATAGGTACTTTTGTAGTAAATGAAGTAATTGAAGGAACAGAATCAGATCAATCTGATTATTACATATTAGCTACAATTACAGGTGTACCAGGAGAAAAAACAATTACTAACGATGGTAATCTTTACACAACAGACGATCTTATAAAAATTACAGGTGGTGGCGAACAAGCTGCTATGCAAATTAGTGATATTGGTCCAGGTAAAATAACAGATATATTTGTTGACGCTGGTGGATCAGGTTATGAAATAGGAGACACTTTAACTTTTACTAACACAGGAACATATGGTTTAAATGCAGCTGGTGTGGTTACAGTTGTTAATGGTGCTGTTGCTAATGAAGATGGCGATCATATATGTTTAGAAGACGAAACATCTGCTGGTGATCATTTAACAGGAGATAAAATTGTTTTTGAATCAGGCACAGGTACAGGAGATATTACAGACATATACTTAACAAACGGTGGTGATGGATATAAATCTTTACCAACTGTTTCAGTTACATCTACGTTAGGATCAGGTGCAAGTGTATTAGCATATGGTACAGAAATAGGAAAAGTTTTAGGAATAACAACATCAAATTTAGGTATTAATTATCATCAAAGTCCTACACCACCAACATTATCTTTTGTAAACAATTTATTTGTTATGACAGTTAGTGGTTCTTTTCTTAATGGAGAAACGGTAACTGGTGCTATTTCAGGTGCAACAGGATTAGTTTCAGGTTGGAGTTCAGATACAAACATTTTAAAATTAAAAGAAATTTCAGGTACTTTTCAAGCAGACGAATCAGTATCATCAAGTTCAGGTAGTGCAACTATTAAAAGAATAGATGTCACTTCAGCAACTGTAGCTGTTCAATCAATTGTAGATACAGATGGTAGATTTACTAATGAAAAAGGACATATTTCAGAAACTACAATGAAAGTACAAGATAGTTTATACTATCAAGATTTTTCTTATGTATTAAAAGTAGGTAACTCAATTAATTTATGGAGAGACGCATTTAAAAAAACAATGCATACTTCAGGTTTTTATTTTACAGGACAAGTTGATTTAGAAAGCAGAATTAATATGCAAGTTAGCGTAGCAACTGGTTACGCAACTGGTGTAGTTGGTACTCCGTTGATTTCAATGATGAAATTAATATTTGAAACTGTATTTGGTAGAAGAACAGGAACAGTTGATGATGGTTCAGCAGTATCAGTTAACCCTCAACAACCTAATCCAAATAACTCTAGAGACGTGACTGTAACAAGAGCTCCTATAGGTGTTAGATTAAATTTAAGAATAAGAAGATTAGTAGGAACAGGTGTACCACCTAATACTATTAATATAAATCAAGGATTTGCATATTGTGGTCCTAGATTTTCTTCAATAAACAAATGGGCTAATACGGCATATGGTGTCACTGGTAATAGATCAGGTGGTATCAATGGTACAACTGGTAATACTTTTAATAGATTAAATGAATTAAAAATCACTGGTACTAGATCAAGTCTAGATGGTACAACAGCATTATTGGGAATGATAAGTGGTACTAATGCAAATGAAGATGATTTTGGGTTTATGTTAAAGACCAACTTCGCTTTTCCAACGGATATCACATTCCCAGGAGAAGAATCGTTTAGTGGTAGTTCTATAACTTTTGACAAAGACAATAAGAAATTTGACCAAACAAACGTATAAATATAACTATAAATAGAGATAGAAATGGCAAAACAAACAATAGCAATCGGTTCAACTCCTAATGACGGCACAGGTTCTACTATTAGAGCTGGTGGCGATTTAATTAACGATAACTTTAACGAAATCTATACTACTTTCGGAGATGGTACAAATTTAAGTACTGGTGTAATTACTGGTAAACAAGAAGGAACAAACTTCTCAAACTCTATAATGATCGGTCACTCGGTGACAGGTACTTTGAGTTCAGCACAAGAAAACGTTGCTGTTGGTAAAACATCTTTAAGAGCAATTACTTCAGGAGACGATAACGTTGCCGTGGGTTTTGCAGCTTTACAATCAGTTACATCTTCAGGAAAAAGTGTAGCTGTAGGACACTCAGCAGGTAAAGACGCAACAGGAGAAAAAAATACTGTTATAGGCGCAAACGCAGGTGTAAAAGTATCTTCAGGACAACACAATACTTTTGTAGGTTATAATGCAGGTCAAACTATAGAAACTGGATCAGGTAATGTTATTATAGGAAATGCCTCTGGTAATACAGCAGGTGAAACTAGAGCAATGATAATTGCAGGATCAGATGGTTCTACTTTGACAACTTGGTTGGAAGGAGATAGTACAGGTGAGGTTACAGTATTTGGTAACCCAACAAAAAATTTAGGTATTGCAACAAAACAATACGTTGATTCAAATATTACAGCAAATGACGAAATATCTGAAATGTCAGATGTCACTTTGACAAGTATCGCAAGTGGTGATATTTTACAGTGGAACGGTAGTGCTTTTGTTAATACTGCTTTAGGTACAATAGGTACTATGGCTGCTCAAAATGCTAATGCAGTTG